TCAGTACCCATACGGCATCAGGAAGACCTTGGGCAAGATGTCGGGGAACATCTCATGCCATTTCATGCGAGCTTTGGAGACCGCGGCGTCGATCTCGGGCACAGTGACTTCCTCGTAGCTGTAGTCATCAGTGCGCATGGCGCGAATGCCAAAAATGCAGTCGTCGAGGTCGGAGTCGTAGTACGGCGACCAGCGCCGCGGATCATCGTTCTCGAGAATCTCGTTGAAGCGCTCGCCGCCGACAGCGTTATCAAGTTCTTCGTACGGAAGACCGACGACGATGGCGGCTTGATAATAGATACCCATGATTACACCTCGTTCTTGATTGCCAGAAGCACGCGCTTCCAGATGGGGAGTTGTTTGAAGGACTTCAACCGAGCGTGGAAGGCGGTGTTCTGCCGAGTCAACGCGTCGATCTTGTTGCGAAGGCGAGTTTCCAAATCACTCATTGATGAAATACTCCTTTCAGTTCAATTTTCTAGTTGTCATAGCGCGTTCAAGCCCCCAGCGTAGAATACGAATGCGAAGCGCACATGGGGTAATCCCGATGCCAGTCGCCCAGTCGACCAGACATTTTGTCTTTCCTTGATAGGTAATTTTTACCGAGCGCCCCGTGTTTCTGGATTGCTCAGACGGTTTGGCCCATCGGCAATTCGCTTTGTCGTACCCTTTATCATTATTTAAGCGATCGAGTGACGTGCCGGAGGGGCGCTCGCCCATGTCGGCGAGAAAGTTTTCGAAGCGTTTCCAACTCTCGCAAACGCTAATGCCTCGACCTCCGTAACGAGCAAACCTTGCGTCGGAAGGATTTGTGCACCGACCAATCATTCCGCGCCAACTGTTATATGTCGGAGTATTGGTCATCCGATGCCCAGGCTGTGTTTTTCCAACAAGGCAGCCGCACGACTTCGTTGTTCCGTTTCGCAAAGAGGCGCCCAGGACGATTTTTCTTGCACCACAATCACATATGCACAACCACGTAGGTTGCTTAGTGCCTTTTTGTTTGTAACCGTGCCGTTCGATAACAAGGAGTTTTCCAAAACGCTTATTTGTCAGGTCAATCAGGGTCTTCGACATGAATTATCTCCACAGATGCTTCACTGAATAGTATTTTACTCCATTCAGAGTCGTCAGACCATCTTGGATTTGCGCCAGGGCGAGGGGTAATGATTCGTTTTACGCCCGATTGAATAAGCGATTTAGCACAGTTTGAGCAAGGGTAAAGCCCTGATAGGACCACGGTAGCCCCTTTCAGACTGTGCCCAGCGTATGCCGCTTGCGCGACAAGATTTTGTTCAGCGTGACTTATCAGCTTGTACTTGGTGTCCCTGTCCTCATACCGTTGGGGAGAGTCGTTAACATTTCTGGGAAAACCGTTGTAGCCGACAGCCAAAACAATACCGTCGTCGTTCAGGGCGAGACATCCAACTTTAGTGCTCGGGTCTTTGCTCAACGCTGAAATGGCACGCGCTATAGGTAAAAACTTTTCAAATCTGTGCCCCATCACAGCACCTCGCGCCAGCACATTGAGAAACACTCGTAACCGTTCATGTAGTCCCAGTAGAACTCGGCGTCGAATTCTGCAGGGCGCTCTTCGGGATCGATACGACCCCAGTATTCACGAGCGATTTCTTCGGCCCAAGCCCAGGCCTTTTCCATGGTGGAGAAGACCGCCACATCGTTCCCGTGACGATGCTCGTAGATTGCAACGACAACGTCCATCACTCGTCCTCCCAGATCACGCCGTCAACCCACATCACCCGCGCTTCCAGTTCTTCGAGCGTGGTATCGGGCGGGATGGTGATGCCAGCGTTGTCACAGCCGACGACGAGCGCCTTGCCGGCGAGCGGCTGCGGATAGTCGAGGTGCATGAAGAACTTCTGACCAGGCTTGAGCAAACCCTCGTCGTCGACGAACAGATCGTAGCGTCGACAACCTGCGACCGTCACGAGATCGCAGCCGAGAAGTGCGTACAGCGAGTCGAGCTGACCGTCGTAGTACACGGGGGTGATCGTCCGCTCGAAGGGGTCGATCAGGTAGTAGCAGAGATTTTCAGTTTTCATCAGAGTTGCCCTTAAAGGTCGATCGGATCACGCCAGCCGCAGAACACCGGATGACGTGGCAGCTCGTAGCCGCCGATTGGGAAATACTTGAACTTAGCCAGCTTGCCGTGGAAGCGTTCCCGGTTATCCCAGATGCGCTCGCGTTCGGCGTCGGTAAAACCAGTACCGATGTTGAACTCGAAGCCGTTCCACGCGACGATCAGAGCGCCAAGGTCGTCGCGACCAACCTTGTTGGCCTTATGGCTGCTGCGCTTGGTGCGACCGGTCTCGCTGACCGTGGCCTCGTTCATGTTCGCCATCCGTTCTTCGAAGCCAATGACCACGGCCTCGCTATCGAGGAAGGTCTTGACCTTCAGCAGATAGCCCTCGTTCACCGTACTGCGCCCTTGTTTGTAGGGCGCACCCGGAGCACGCAGAATCACACCTTCGTAGCCATCCCCAAGGCACTTGGCTTCGAAGGCGGAAAGTTCTTCGTGCGTGAAAATCAGGCGCTGTTCCAGCGGAACGAGACACTCGCGGTTGTAGCGCAAGAATCGCGCCCAACGAGCTTCGTACGGATGATCGAGGTGCTCCAAGTGATCGAAGACGAAGAAGCGAACCTCGGGTTCGCCATCGCGGGACATCACACCGCTCATGGTGTTGCGGTAGCACATCGGATCGGTCGGATCACCAACGATGAGTTCGCCGTCGAAGTGCTCGTAGGGTTTGAACAACGTCTGAACATGCTGGTTCGGAATTGGCTTGTTCTGGCGGCTCATTACGACACCGTTGCGCACGTAGGCGCGAATGCCGTCGAGCTTGGGGCTGGCCAGGGCCGGGAAGTTGAGCTTGGCTGGATCATAGTCCTTGGCAAGCATGACTTGGAACGGCTTGCTCACAGTGTCATCTCCTTTGCGACTTCGACAAAATTCTGACGAATCGACATCTCGTACTCGCTCGGATTACCGTCGATGAACAACTTGAGACAGAGTTCGCCGGCTTCGTTCGGCATGCCTTCGAAGTGCCACGCCTCTTCGCAATCGTCCAGAAGCTCGACGAAGTCGGCGAAATTGATACGCACCTTAGCCATTGTTCCGTTCTCCCAGGCGCTTCAGCACCTCTTCGGCGCAACCAACCCAGACCCGACGACTGACGAAGCCGTTTTCGGGAATCTGATCCTGATTCTGTACGACGCTGTCAGAGTAGAGCCGAAGTGCTTCCAGGACGTAGGCCTGCATCATCGGGCCGCTGTCGGAAAACTCCATCAGCTCGGTGATGAACTCGACGTTAGTGGGACGTGCCATTGAAATCTCCTTCGTTGAAAGTCTTGTCATCGATGGCATAGCCATGATGCTTGTGGATTGCCATCGCGTAGACCATGGCATCTTCGTAATGCAGGAAATCGGCTTGCCACTCGTAAACGCCAGGCTCGCCGACGTACACACCGTAGAAGTCGGCGTCTTCATTGCTGACGAACGGGACAGTGTCACCTGTCTCGTCGTCGCAGAAGCAGCCGGTGACTTGAACGAAGATTGTCATTTCGACTCCCCCTTGCACGCTTGCTCGTAGAGCGTCAGCCAGCGGTCGACGGGCTCGGCGCAGTGGTGATCGCCTTCTAGTGCATTGGCAATGACTTGCTCGAACTCCATCAGCAGATGGTAGGCAACATCGAGCGCCGCGAGCGCGTCGGCGTGGTCAAGATTCGGGCTTATGGTTTCCACTCCCTCAAAACACGAATGGCGACATGAACAGGAACGTTGCAGTCGGCCATTCGACGAGCAGCTGCGTTCACGGACTCACCTTCGGAGGCCCAGAGACAGGCGTCGACGATGATGCGAGTATAGAGATCACGGCGTTGATCCATCACATCTTCTCCCAGATAAGCGGATCGGCAGTGCTGCGCCGACAGCGAGCCCCATCCATATCATTGAGGTACTTGTAGACCGTGCTGAGCGGCAGCATGGTCTGGTTGGCAATGTCGATCGCCTTGGCCGGAAGACGTTCGAACACCATCTTGCGACGAGCCACAGCGTTCTGCGGAGTGTGTTTCGGCTGCCCAGTCATCGGATCGATCGGCTTGTCGAGCTCGTCAGCAAGCGTCAAGAACGCGCTGACACTCTCAAGCGTATTGGCTGCGTGCATGGCAAGATCGATCAACGTTTCTACGTCCTGGCCATATGAGTGCTTGCAAGCGTTGGCTGCGTCCCGGATGCGAATCGCTAGGTTGCTCACGACCACCACTCCTTACCATCGAACTTCACCTCGCCACGTTCCCAGAGCAGCTTCATGTGCTCAACGAACTTGGCCGCTGGCTGCTTGCCCGCAGCAAGCTGCTTGAGTAGTTCATCCTTGGTAGCGCTGCCGATCTTGCCAATACCAGGGATGCCGGGATTCACGTTCTGGCGCTCGACCGGAAGAACTGGCTCCGCAACACTCGGCGCCGAGTAGTCGGTCTTGCCGATCAGAGCGCGTGCGGTAACGGCTTTTTCACGAGTACTCTGGAGCTTGAGAAACGCATCGACGAGCACATCGTCGGTGGCAGTAGCGAGTTGTTCCAGGATGTAAGCGCGGTCGTTGTCGGTGATAAGACGGTTCATTTGTTTCTCCGGTTCGTATTGCGCAGGTATTCATAGACGCCTACGCTGATAACCACAGTGGCGGCCACTGCGGCGACAGTTTTGTGCGTGATCAAAGCCACGCGAAGGATTTTCAAGAGAACTGGCATTCGACTTCCTCCTGATGACGGCGCACGCGTGCTTCTTCGCGCTCTTCTGCGACAGCGTCTTCAAAGGAGTCGTAAGCGTCTTCGTAAATCTGGTCGACGATCTTGCTATCGAGCAGGAAGCTGGCGTCTGCTCCAGTGCAGACGTGCTCCAGACTTTCGATAACAAGTTCTCCGGGTTCTGGTGGATTGAAGTAGTTTCCAGGATGCGAACCCTCGTAGCGCACCCGTGCGAGAAACTTCAACCCGATTGAATTGAACGAGATGATCATGATCAGTCCCAAAAATGTGGAAGAACATTCGGGCGAATCTTCGGCGCTCCTTCCAGCGACATTTCGTTTTTGGCCAAAGCCTCTTGCATCGTCGAAGCCTTGCCCAAAACCTTGCAATGGCGTTTTTCATTTTTAGTGGCCACGTTTTCGATTTCGATAACGCCGTACTCGAAACCTTTATCCTTTTGACACTTGCGAGAAAACTTGCAGAAGTTACTCAATTACATTCCCCAGATATTCGTTGACAGCGTCCCAGTCCACAGCCTTGTCGAATGCGCGACCGGCTTCGTCGGAATAAAATGTGCGGTAATAGACATCCATCTCCCAGTCCTTCGGAAGAAACGCCATGACCAGCGTGCAGAGCTCGTTGTGATCCCACTCCAGGACGTTTTCATTCCAGTCCGGGAGGTAGTTCGGGTAGTGGCTGATGAAGCCATCGCACGAGGTAAAGCGTTCGCGGATCACTTCCTGCAGACGCTTGTTGTCGACGTTGATGCGCAGTTGCAGAATTGCCGACTCATCTGCCCAGGCGAAGATGCGGTCGGTCTCGAAGTTGTAATACTTCGGACTCAGCATCGTGCGATAGGTCAGATTGAGCTTGATGCCAGTCCACTCTTCGAAGAGCTCGTTGAACGCGTCGACATAGCGCATAGCGATCTCGACGTGCGCAGCCGTCCAGTTCGTATTGCAGATCAGAATGTCGCCGAGCCCTTGCGCTTCTTCGATGCTAAGTTCGAGGTCTTCACGTTGATGCTCGACGAACATTTCCAGTTTTTGATCGAGTTCTCCGCTATACAACGAGTTGTAGAAACCAGAGAACGGCAGATTCAGTTCGATTTTGTCAGAGTTCACCGCACTTGACCCCAGATGTAGTGGTTGTCATCGAGTCCGCGAACGATGTTGCGAACAACACCATCCATCGAGATGGACTGTCCAGTTGTCGGACGCCCCCAGATGGTTAGATCGCAGAAATCGAAGACGACATGGCCTTGCGAGCGCAGTTCGTTGGCGAAGTAGCGATCTACGATCCAGTGCTCGTAGATTTCCCAGGTATCGGGATCGAGGCAGCACTCGCTGGCGATTTCGCGGTATTCATCGTCATCCGTGATCAGATCAATGACCTTCTCACGAATTGTACTGATGACGGACATACGAGCGGCGTGTGTGGCATCGTCTTCGTCGTCGAAATGACGGCCGTCAAATTTCCACAACGTGCCATCCTCACTTTCGATCTCTGGCACACCGCTCTCTTCCAACACGTCGTCCCACCAGCCAACGATGTTGGCAATGGCCTCCAGCTCATCGAGATCGGCATTGCGGATGTGGGACACAACCGGTTCAGCCCAGTCATCGCGCTGGAACCAGCCAATGGCCTCGTCGTAGTCGTAGTCGAAGTCGAAGATGCGCGAACACGCTTCAAGATTTTGTTCGATGTCGTACATCAGCGAAGAGACGCAGTAACCAACGTTGTCGCGCACGTAAATGCTGCATGCGTCCTGGAACTTGCATTCATCCTGGAGAATTTCAGATTTTGTCAGAGACATGATTAGAACTCCGTTGTCAGTATGCCGTCAACTGTGAGGCGCATCACGTCGTAGGCGGTATTATCCCCTTCGTCGCGTTGCTCGTCGATGAAGCGATACGCGTCACGAGTGGTATGGAACTTGGCCGCTTCGAACTCGTTCTCCATACCCGTGTCGTCAACGATCTCGGGCCGAAGACTGTTCGCACTGATGATGCCGTAGGCAATACCAGTGTTCGGATTGATGTTAGGCGCCATTTTCTTCCTCAGATTTTGTCAGAGTACGAACCGTGGGTTCGAAGAACTCGGTCTTGAGCGTTTCATTAGCGTATTCACTGCCCAGAAAGCTCCAGCACGAGTCGTAGTGCCCAGGCACGCTCTCCCATGAGCCATCTTCGTGCTTCGAGAACACTTCGACGACGCAGCCGTAGGCATCGCCGTTGCACCAGAGAACGTACTCGTTGAGACACCCTTGAGCGTAGAGCTCGACTTGTTTGCGATCCGCGTTGCCAAGATTTTCGTAATCGCATTGCGTTGGAATCCAAACGGCGTTGCAGATGTCGATGGAACAGACGCCGATGGAAATCTGTTGGCAATTTTGGTACTGCACCGGCACAGCGAACTTCGTACCGATCTTTCCCTGCTCGTAGAGCTCGTCCCAGGCGGCTTCTTGCGCAGTGATCCACTTCGTTTCGAGCCAATCCGGAATCACATCACCGTACTTCCCGAAATCAATTTCGTCGTAGTCATCACGAATGGCGCGATGCGGGCCGTATTCATCGTTGATGAAAGCCCAAAAGTCGGAGTCGGCACCGACATAGTTCCAGAGGATTTCTTTGGCGAGTTCATAAACGCCATCACAATCGAAATCACGTTCGAGTTCTCCGCGATAAGGGCTATCGAGTAGGCCGAGATGCGACCACGGATTGCCATCCGTGATAGCACCTTCGGACCACGTAATCAGCTCGCCCATTGCGTCGAACTCTTTCATCGGATTTATCGGATTATCGTCGTGGGCCAGATAGGCCACGACGATCAAATCTTCTGTCTGATGCACCAGCGGATCGATCCAGTCACACGCTTCGTGATCGAGTTCGAGTTCGATGTCGTCGATCTCCAGCATGTACTTCCTGGTGCTGTAGGTTCGAAACTTGGGTTTCATCAGATTTTCTCCGAAATCAAAGCGCAAGAAGCCCTGGCCTGCGGCCATGCGCTTGAAAAATTTTTACCTGGGTTTGATAACGATCGTGAACTTTTCGAAGTTCAAGACGATCTCGCCATCGCGCTCGACGATTTCCAGATCACCTTTGTTCTTGGTACGAACCTTCGGCTCATACAGAACCGGTTCGAGGTCTTCAACGACTTTCTTCTTGGCGTAAGCGTAACGTGCTTTGTTACGAGGATTCAGCGGAGCTGCGAAACGATCGATGATGCCTCTGCGCCACATGAAGCCGAGTGTGTCGGACAACTTTTCAGTTGCTTCCTGTATGTCTTTGCCCCAGCGAGAAACTGCCGCGGCTCTGACTTCAGGATTCTCCATGATATCGACACAAGTGAGTGGTTCAGTGGCGCTATCAAACACTTTGTCGAGACATTCGTAAATTTCATTTTGCGACCGGATCATAATGATCTCCTTTCCTCGTGCACACGCTCTACATCACTTGCTCCTTGATGAATGAAACAAGCTCTGACTTCGATACTATCAGAGCGTCAAAATCTTGCGGGAATATATCGCGCTCCCATTCGAGATTGCGCAGAATGATCCCTTCATATTCTCGTTTGCGTTTACATCCGATGACGACTGCAACATTTCGTCCTTCATTGTGACGATCTCGCAACCATTGTGATTGCAATGGGCTCAGGAGTTCGTATGGGCGAATAGGGGCGCGAACAGGGAGTTTCTTGAGGAATTTGAACTCGATCCAGAGGTCATTCTTTTGACCAGAGAACCAAACATCTGCAACGCCGGCTACGTACTCGTTGTTGTTCTTCATCGAGTAAATTTCTTCGGGCAGGGCCTTGCGGATGTTGTTCGAGAAAAGCGTTTCAGGTTTTGCGGACACGCAGGTAATCCTTGACCACTGCCTCGCCCCTTGCCGTACGACGTTGAGGCGAAGTACCTTCGACAAGCCCGCGACGACGCAGTGCGTAGTACGTGGGCCAGCTCATGTTCGAAGCAGGAAGTTGGAGCAGGCCCATCAGCTGCATGCTGTTTAGCTGCACCGACGTGTCGTCTCCGCAGTCAAACTTATGGGCCTTGCTCATCAGAACTTCTTCCCGTGCTTGTGTGGGCGAGTCGTATTGAACTCGTGCTTGGCGAGCAATGCGTCGATCAGGGGCAAATTACGACCGCCGGCATAATCCATAATGCGGATAATGCAGTCGGCCAGTTCGACAGTAAGGTTGTCGAACGGCACCTTTTCATCCTGGGGATTGCCTTTGCGCAGCGCTTCAAGCGCTTCGGACAGCTCGCTATGCATGAGGGCAATGGCTTCGGCGTCGTTACGTGGCTCGTCCCACCAGCCCTTGTTGCGAGCGTTGGCGTGAATGTCGTTGATCAGGTCTTTGCCATGAAGGCGGATTTGGGTGTGGTTCATCAGATGCGATCCTTGGAAACGGCCTCGATGTACATTTCGAGGTAGTGCTTGGCTTTCTGGAGGTCTTCCAGGCGCTTGGTCTTGTCACCCTTGCGGCGAGTGATGTATTTCAAGATGTCCTTCTGAAAGAAGTCCAGCTTGTTGGCGAGCGCGAATTCGATCGGCTGGATAGTGAATTTGAGGTAATGATCACCTCCTACCATTGTCTCCAACGATTTCAACATGCTTCCATGTTCTTTAGGCGGCACGTTTCGCCCCCTTCTTGGCCGGCGTATCGAAATGAATGTACTTTGCCATGCGAATCAGGGTTTCGGCCTGGGCGACAGCATCGGCCAGAGCGTTGTGCGCCACGGTGGCCTTGACGGCGCAGGTTTCGAAGATGTCGCGACCGACGATGTTCTTGATCGTACGGTAGTCGTGACAGGCCCAGTATTCCCAGGGCACGTTGCTACCGACAGCGTTGTGCGCAGCGGTCAGGATGGGGAAGTCGAACGCGGCGCCGTTGCACCAGACCTTCTTGCCCTTCCACTTGAACGCAGTGCGCAGGTCGACCAGTGCTTGCTCCAGCGCGACGTGCTTGCCCTTGGTGATGAAGTCGCGAGCGTCTTGGCTCTGATCCATCCACCAGAGCACGGTGCGTGGCTCGATGGTCAGACCCCACTGAGTGCAGGACTCTGGGGAAATGCTGGTGTAGAACTGTTCGCCGATGCCTTTTTCGGAGAACTCGCACGCTCCGATCGAAAGAACGACACAGCCGGGGCTGGTGCCCAGGGTTTCGATGTCGATCATGATGCTTTGGTCAAGCATTTTCACCTCGTAAGTTTAATGTTGGTTTGGTCTCCCCGGCAGGATTCGAACCTGCGACCCTCTGTTCCCAAAACAGATGCGCTACCAGACTGCGCTACGAAGAGACTGTCTGCAGAGTTGCCTCATTGAGCCACTATCTGCGTCGTGGTGGAGTCATGTGCGGGTCACACACACCGATGAGACGCCGGGGCATACAGAGTCTTCCAGAGCCTCGCCCTTGCGAATAACTTGCCGTTGACTGGACCAAAGACCAGTTGTACGCATCATTCACAGCAGAGCAGCCTTTGCACCCTAGCCACCAGCCACCCCATTACGAGTTTATGGTCATCGCCCCGGAGTTGAACCGAGCGAGCCGCTCTACTGTTCCGACTGCTCTTACCCGGCAGTCGGTTTAGGTGTTGGTGGCCGGATGCTTTGGCGGCTCGTCCTTGACCAACACTACTGACGACTATCCCGCTGTTTATGGTGTCGCGGTCAGTTGGCTTCCCGTTCCAATCGGTAGTCGCTAGTAGTGTTGGTGCTGGTCGTTTGTATGTCGGTACGACCAGCTTGACCGTTTGTTCTGGGCCGGCGATTACTCGGCGGTCAAGGCGTCGACGTTGGCCTGGGCGGTTTCGACGGCCTTGGCGGCGGCCTTGGCCAGCTTGGCGGCTTCCTTGTCCTCGGTGGCACGGGCCTTGGCGACGATCTTGGCCTGCTTCTCCAGCTCCTTGACATCGGCCAGAGCATCCTTGAGGACGGCCTTGGCTTCCTTTAGGGCGGCCTTCTTCTCGGCGGCGGACAGAACGGCGGATTGCTTGCGCGGCATGGTGAATCTCCTATTTAGATGGTGGGTTTCGGCTGAAGGTTTGAGTTGCGAGCGCGACGCCGAACCTCGCGCTGCAACCGGTTTAAAACTGTTTGACGGCGACGCGTGGCGCTCTCCAGAGTGAGAGCGTGAGTCAGCTCTTCGTCAGACAGCTTGTAGACCCGAGCTTCAAGCTGTCTGGTGGAGCCGAGCGCCTCAGAGATGAGCCACTCGTTCATCGTTTAGGCCCGACGCTTGGCCGGCGCTTTCGGGTTGCGGCCCCGCGGCGGCACCTTGGCGTCGTTGGCAGCAGCGAAGGCCGACACATCCGGCTCGGTCAGCAGGCGCTCGCGAGCTTCGCCGAGACGGGATTCGACCATGCCCAGGAACGGGTCGTCTTCGACCGGACCCGAGAAGTCGAAACGCAGACTGGGATAGCTCAGGATCGAATCGCACTTGATGTTCGTGATGACTTCGTACGGCATCTTGCCCTGGCGAGCGAGGCTCGTGAGGTAGGAGCCGAACGCACGAAGCGCGGTCGGAGAAACGCGTTGCAAAACGAAGGGCGTTTCCTCGGTCGCATCGGTCGGCAGGAAGGCGATCAGGACGTTGTTACCACAGGCCTTGCCCTTGCCGGCGGACTTGAACTGGTTGGCCCAGCAGGAGTCGCAGTCGGTGTGCTGGACATCGGGCGAGTTCGGCGACGGAACGGCACCACGCGGTTCCAGGGACAGCGAGAAGCAGTTCGGCGGGACGATGTTGTTCTCGTCGAAGGCGCCTTCGTAGTAGGCGTTGAAGTAGACGAAGTCGACGATCACGACATCGAGGAAGTCGAGCACGTCTCCGTTGGGTAGGTTGAACTGCTTGTTCTTGATGCGAACCGTATCGCCCGCTGGAGCCATGAGGCGAGCACGCAGCGCGGCGACGGCTTCGGCGTTGGATGCCGTGGCGACGGCAGTGGACTTCTTGGTGGCGACGGCGGTGCCGGTCTTTTTGGCGGTTGCCATAGTGGATTCTCCTTGTTAAGAGGTTGTCAGAGGTGAAGTTACAGCGTGCGGATGTTGAGCTTCGGAGTTTCGAAGGACTCGACACCTGCCTTGGACAAAGCCGTTGCGAGGCGCTTGTCGTTCTGGGCCAGTTGCAGCAGCTCCCGGTATGCCGGATCAGAGACCCGACGTTGAAGCAGATGGTTGTACTTGCCCTTGCCCTTGAGGATGAAGTCCCAGAACGCGTCCCAGTCCTTCACATTTGCGACCGTCGAGTAGGTGAGCGAGACCTTAAGCTTCTTGCTCTTACCCTCGTCGGTCTGCTGCGCGAGCAGCTCGGCGATGATCGACTTGCGAATCTCGCCTTCTTCTTTTTCCAGCGGTTTGTCCTGGTCAGCCAGCGCTTGGCGTTTGGTACGCACAGCGTGCAGCTTGTCGATCAGCTGACCAAGGGTCGGTGTTTTCATATCCATCTGTTTACCTCGTGTGATTCAGAGTCTATCAGAGTTGAGAGAAAAGTAAAGCAAATTGCTTCAGATTATTTCATTTTGCGATAACTCTCCCGAAGGCCAACAATCTCATCCAATTCGAGTTGATCAGCCTTGGTGAGCTTGCTGGCAAAGGATTCATATCCAGGCACGCCGGCGTTACCAAGTAACTCCTTTGCATACTTAATGTACCAGTCGTAATTGAGATCGCTCGGAAGTTCTTTTGGCAGAGTCAGACAAAGCCGACCGCCCTTAGTGCCAGCTACCGTGTTACCGGATTCGACCGCTGTGATCGCAGGCATCGACTTCGTCGTCATGTACCAGCGTGCCACGCGACCGAACGGCACTCCTCCCCTGCCCTCCAGAACGGGCTTGGGGCGAGAGACTCTGGTCTCGGACTTCTTGTCGTCAGACCAGTGCGGACGGCGCCAGTTGCGCGGTTCGCCGATCCAGTCATCGACTTCGACGAGATGCGTGTGCTGAACACCGCCACCCTTGATGTTTCGGATGGAGATGAACTGTCGAATATCCTTGCATTCGCGAATCGTGTCTTCGACCGGTGCACCATCAAGCAGGTACTTGGTTGCCGCTTCTGCGCAAATCTGGAACGTCGGGCTGACGTTCTCCATCACACCGGCCTTGGCGAAGACTCCCTTGCGTTTCACTTCAGGCGGACTTGGTGGAAGGACTTGGATCGGACCTTTCGGCGGAATGATGACCTTCTCACGTTCTTCCGTAACAGCACAGTAGCTGTTGACATCACGCATTGCCACCATGCGATACGGAGTCTCTTCGTATTCGAACCGCGTGCGCTTTGCGTTGGCCTGAACCGCAGCTATAACTTGTTTGCGCTTGGATGGCGGGTAGGAAATCATAATGCCATCGGTATTGGCCGATGTGACGTAAACGCCCTTGATTTTTTCGAGTTCCCAGATCAAGCACAGCAGATTCAGCTGACCAGTCAGCGTAACTGCGAGCATCAGTTCTGGCGCATAGAACGAACAGAAGATGCTGCCGAGTTTGCCGAAGGTTCCGTTCAGAACAATCTTCAGCGTGTTGGCCTTGCGTTTGTTCTTGGTACGCTTGGCTTCGATGCGGTTGTCGTAGATCGACGTGTACTCGACCAGGAACTTTTCACCCTTGCCTTTGCCGATGTTCGGTGTCAGGCCTGCCTCGATCATGATTTTCGGGTAGTACGACGCCGCATCGATGTCCGAGAGCATCCGCTTTTCGGAAGATTTCTCGAAATAACGCAGATCGTGTTTGCTGTGCAGACCGCCGATGCCGAACTGGTAAATACCGCCGTTGATCCTGATCGAATCGGTCAAGAATTCGGGGAATTCAGGGGAGCCGTTGGCGTAGTTGATCTTGAACAGATGGTTTTCAATCTGATCGATCAGCGCATTGATTTGTGGTGAATCGGTCTTGATGAAGTCCGGGGCACGATACTCGACGTACTTCGGAACGATCTTGTCCGAATTGACAATGCCACAGACTTTTTTCAGAATGGCTTCAGCGACCTGGGCATCGGACTTCGAACGTAGATCAAGACCGTATTGTTGACCAAGTTCAATACGCAGGTCGAGCTCGGTACGAACCGTCGTGAACAGCCGCTCGGTTTCCTCGATGTCGTTGTCGCAATAATCTTCGACGATCTTGAATTCCTTGGGCGTCTTCAGATCGTGCGTGTGATCGAAGGGCATGTCCTGGATGTTCGGAGAGTGCATGCGCCCTTCGTAAATCTTCAGGCTCATCATCACGCCGGGAGGGACTTCCTTGATGTCGATGTGATCGTATTCGACGAAGTCCAGACCGAACTCACGATACGTCTGCCAGCTAACGAGCCTCTCGTCGATGATGGCCTGGGCAATCTGCTTGAGATCGGTTTCATCGTAGCCAGCAAGCGCTGCAGCGATCAGAAGACGATCGAAATTCTCAGAGTTGAAACCAACGAACGTGTAGTTGCCACTGAGCAACATCTTTTCAAACTTGGCGATGTGGCCCTTCTTGTGACACCAGAAGGTGAATTTCTCGCCAGTCTCGTGAATCTTGACCTTGATCAGAAAATGAGGCTTCTTCGTGCCGATCAATTCGGTATCAAAGATCGCGTGTTGTTTTGACATGGAGTTTCCAAATATCTTCGAGGACTTGGTTAATAGGCACTTCCCATTTCTGGGAAATGGTTTCGACGACGAGCGTCATGGCTTCGAGAACGAAGGCCGGATCACCGGGTGTTTCAATTTGCCCTTTGAGCTCGCCGTCTTTGTCGCTAAGACTGATTCGTATTTTTGACATGGGATCAGGTGCCGGTCGCTTCATGCTGTTTCCCGCAGCACGCTCCAAGTAGGTAGCACGCGACCGGCGAAACTTTTAGCAATGGACGCCGTTTCCAGCAGAGTCCACAATTTGGCGAGCGCCGCCATCAGCACCAACGACGAAGGAGAAATCGTTGATGCAGCGAGTTTCAACGGCGCCGTTCGTTCCGAAACTGAGAGTTGTTCCTGGTGCAACGAAACTCGTTCCACTGAGAAATATTGCGAAAAGAATTCCGACGATTGCGATCACAATCATGAGTTCGATCAAAGTAAAACCATTTTTCATAATCACTCCAGTTCAGAGAGAAATTTCATCAGATTGATTTTCTTGCGCTGCATGGACTCGTAGGCGTTCTCGTCAGCCGTGTCCTCGGCGATCACAATGATGCACTCGGTCTTAAGTTTCTGGCCGATGCGATGGATACGCTTCGTGCCCTGGATAAAGTGGCGAATGTTGAACGTCGGACTGGCCCAGATCACTGCGGTGCCCTTGGTGAGCGTAAGCCCATGTGCTGCGCTCGCCGGATGAGCGAAAATCACGCGGTACTTGCCAGCCTGGAAATCGTCGGCAATTTCGGGATGGTCAGGATTCCATTCGATCCACTCGATCTTGCGAGCCTTCGCTTCGGCAATGAGTTCTTCGCGCTGGTGATCCCAGTGGTAGAACACCACGGTGTGTGGGCGTTCGCAGACCAGATCGAGAATCAGCTCGTAGCGTTCGTCCGCTACGCGACAGTAGTCACCTGTACTATCGTAGACGGCGCCTGATGCGATTTGCAGGAGCTTGTTGGCGACGACCGCTGCGTTGACTGCGCTGATCGTCTTGTCCTTGACCTGGGTGATCGCATCGTTTTTCATCTCGTCGTACGTTTCGCGATGCTTTTTGTCGAGAGCGAACGAGACCGGGTAAGTGTGCATCTCGGGAATGTCGACGCAATCCTCGAACTTGTGACGGATCGTGATGTCTTTCACCAGCTCAGCGACGACAAGTTCGATGCCTTCTTTGTCGATCCATTGCAGATGATTCGCACTTGGGCCTTGTTGTTCCGGTGTGCAGCACGCAGCACGAAAACCGAAGAACGACTTTCCAAGACGCTTGCCCTTGTCGAGCAAGAAATACTGATGCCACTGGTCGCAGATTGTGTTGCCCTGGGGCGTAGCACTCAGAAGGCGCACATATTCAAAATACTGACGCACCTTGACTGCCGCTTTGCTCCGCTGGCTGGTGTGGTGCATGAACGCATCCGACTCATCGACGACGAGCGTGCCGAACTTCTTCCAAAAGGCCTTGTCGGCAATCTTGGCCAAGTCCTTGACGCCATCGACGTTGACCACGTACACGTCGGCGTCGACCGTCTTGATGTCGCCGCGATTCTTGGCGTAGCACAACTGCACACGCAGATGCGGAGCAAATTTGCCGATGTCGTTGTACCACGCTGCACGCATGAGAGACTTCGGACACAGGACGAGCATGCGCTTCTTGTCCTTTTTGTGACGCTGAGCAAAGTCGAGAATTTCGACCAGGGTTTTGCCTGTGCCAGCGTCACTTTGATCGAAGACTTCTTTGCGAGATTTCAGGAAAGAGAGACTGACTTCCTGGTGGGCCATCGGCTTGAATGCGGTCATGCCCCGAGTCCTTTCAACAAGCTCTGCAGCTGATGGAGCGTGTCAAGCTGGCTCTTCTCCTTGTCGCGCATTTCGGCAATTTCGAGTGCGACAGTGTCGAACTCGGAAGCAATTTCGCGAAGACGATGCGCCAAGTTCTCGATCCGGCTAAGCGGGTCGATTGGTTGTCTGACCGGTTCCAGTTCCTTTTTCACAGGCGTTTCCTTCTTGGGTTTTTCGGTAATCACCGGTTCGCGGTTGTAGGTATATGGTTTCGAACCATGCTGCTTAACCAATCTGGCATCGACCAATTGAGAGACGCATGCTTCAAGCACATTGCGTTCAATATGCCGACCTTGGCGCATCATTTCGTTGTTGATTTCATGAAGCGTCCAGGTGCTTTCAATCGGCACGCAGTCAAAAACTTTTTGCGCCAGGGTCGTTTGGCCCCGGAGCTTTGAAATTAATCGAGTCATTTGAGTCTCGCGAGAAGCGCCGCCTTTTTCTTTTCACCGGCGACATCCAGCTTCTTTTCTTCGAACTGGTGCGGCGGTTTGAGTTGGCGGACGACGTTGCCTTGCTGAGTGACGATCACGCCGAACTGACATTCGTTCTGCTTGCTTGGGTGATAGGGGCAATACTTGCAGCTCTCAACGTTCGGGTTCGGCTTGAACACGGTGTCTTCCGTGAATTTACGACCCTTGCTGTCGAACATCTTTAGATACTTGCCCATCTGCGAACGACGCATTGTGAAACCGGCGAGTTCGTTCTGATCGAGATACCAGAGCTCACAAGTAACTTGTTCGAGCTCTGAATACCGGATCAGGGCGCAGAGAGCGTAGAGCTGCAGCTGAATGGCGTGCTTTACTTCATTGCCGAATCGTTTGCCGGTGTTATGTGTCGGTAGGAATTTTTCAGTGCAAAGGAACGTGTGATCTTTGCTATCTACTGCAATACACTGCGTTTCCACAGACGCAATTTCAGTTACGCTTTTTACGCGTCGAGTTGCGCTGCGACCTGGGCCAAATTCCCGACACGCTTCGGCTTTACGCGGAAGTCGAAAGGGCGTAATTCCGTTAGGACGGAAAGTAATCCAATACACCACGCAAATTTTTCCGAACCCTTTGCCAAGTGTATCGCCAAGGTTTGCGCGTTGGCCCAGACTCAAAACGAGTTCGTGATATTGCTTTGCAAGATCAGGATTCGTTGTGTTGAGCACCACTTGTTTACGAATTTTATTCACAGAACCATCGCCATCCATGATTCCTTGAAGCAGCGCCAATCTTTGTTCAAACGATGCCCTCATGTAGATTTGAGGAATGTGCTTGTTACCGAGCACATTCAACTCAATGAGTTTTGCGCGAATTCCTTTTATCGTTTGAGTACGAGTTTGAGTATTTTGCATTACTCCAAGTTCGTAACCTTGGCGCTGAATTTCTTCCCAAATGAATTCGTCAGGTTTTGTGATTTCGCTTGACGTATGTTTGCCGTCAGCGAGCCAGAGTCCGAACACATATGGGTCGATTGGCAAATCTACAGCAGGCAATCGGATTGGTTTTGCGACGTTAATGTGATCTCCGATTTTCAAATCTGTAACAGGTATTACTGAACCATCGTGCAAAGCCCAAAGGTGTTCGTTGTCACAACGAACTATTGTGTTGTCGTCGAATTTGATTTCGTAACAAGGAAGATTTTTGATTTGAGATTTTCCAGTTACTCGGCACACTGAACCATCTTGAGCAAACAATTCGTCTCCGACACGAATTTCACCCATAGTGGTCCAACCGTTTGGCGTCGGAATCAATGTGGATCGTTCGAGGCCTTTATAGTCGATAACGACAGCATGCGAAGGGCTAAGGTGGCAAACTGCATCGCATTTAAGCCTGAGCCAAGCTCCTCGCCACGAACACACACGCCAGTCACGATCAAAACCCCATTCTTCTTCGCAAATGACACGCCCCTGGTCCGCGTGCCGACGAAGGGCGGCGAAGTCGACTTCGAAGAAACGGAGGTTGTGAGTGAAGAGACCTTTTCTTTTGACATAGTCCTCTGCCTCCTGGTGAATCTGTGAGCCACGATCCGCAGCGGTCTTGGGTTGTAGGTCAGGAATCTTGTCCAACCAGCTGAGTTTTGCGCGGTAAGCGCATTGCTCATAAACCTGGATGCGGCTTATCGACCAGCTGGGGATCGTGGCTTGGGTCATTGCAGCTTGCCCTCCGAACGATTGGTGAACTGGGCGAGGAACTCTTCCAAGCTCACGATTTTGACCTTGACCGAGGGCTTGGTTATTTCCACCGCTTCACATTCGGCGCCTTCTTGCTGGATGCGGTTCACGATCCGTTCGGCGAAGGTGAAGATTTTGTTTTCGAGTTCTTCGGGCGAATAACTCGTGATCCAGGTAGCGGAATTCGCTGCCAGTTGCAGTGCAAGCTGATGCTTGAGCACGAGTGCGTGTTTGTTCATTTTCATGATTTTTAGACCTTGTCAGAGTTGCTTGCCAGTCTTGTACGTCGTACCGTTCAGCCGCAGGCCACCCATGTGTTTGACGGCGACCGCGCCCTGGGCAGCACGACGAGCGAGCTTAGCACCGGGATAGCCACGAGGCAGACCGTCCTTGTTGATCCGGCCCTTCTTGGGCGCGGCGGGCGTGGGGCCGTGGAAGACATTGCGGGAATCGAAATGCGAGATCGTGTTCTTGACGGCGTTGCCAAGAGCGGCGGCGAGCAGGGAGATGATCTTCATCAGAGTGCCTCCACCATCTTGCGCAGATCGTCCAGAGGCATGTTCTCCAGCTCCTGGTTCTCCTTGCGGCTGATCAGCTCCAGGAGCTTCTGCTTCTTCTCGCGATCGGCACGGGCTTTGGCGGCGGCGTCACGTTCGGCGATCTTGATGTCGAGGATGTGCTTGATGATATCGAAGCGCAGCTGCGTGTAATCGTTGGGCTTGACTGCGTCGGTGACGAAAGACAGCGTGCCCTTGTTCTGGAGCTCGTTGTGCAGCGCCACCGCGAGCTGGTCCAGGCTGGTGCCCTTGTTGCTGGTCAGCGGCAGCGACCAGAGGTCGTCCGTGCGCAGCGTGCCGAGCGGAGTGGCGAAGGTGAGGCTGAGGCGCGAAGCTTGTTCGAAGATGTTCATGTGATGCTCCTTGCTTAAAAGTTGACCTTGATGGTCCGGTTGAAATTGCCCTTGACGCGCAGGATGAGGCTGTTCTTCTGCGTCACCGAGAAGCCCAGGCCAGAGAGCTGGTCCTTGGTTTCGGCGACTTGCATGCGGCTGCCGACCATTTCGAGCACCTTGCGGTGCTTGTCGAGATCGGAACGAAGGAACTCGTTGTAGAAACCACGAGCGGTGTCGTCGTTCACACAGCCTTCCAGCATGAAGAAGAAGTGCTTGTTGCCGACGCCGATGCCATCCCAGTAATTGGGCGAGTACATGATTGCCGAGACCGGCACGTAGGTCTGCGTAGTGACGCCCCATTGCGACTTGGAGAGCGTCGTTGAAGGCAGTGCAGGCTTGACCGTTACAACGCCGTTCTTGACGGTGAGCGTGGCAACATCGACGTTTTGATTGTCACGAATCACCTTGTCGTAAACGAGATGAATCGTTTCGCCGAGCACTTCGATTTCAACCTCGAAGCCTGCGGCGCTGCCATCGCGCTTGTTCCAGTTGTTGACAAAAAGGCGATACTCGCCGTCGATCATGCGAGAAATGTTCTGGTAGAAGATATTCTCGACGGGATGATTCATCATGCCGTTGCTGCCGTTGGCGTCGACATCGAGCTGGCCGCGGGTAACGTACGAAGTCCTGTTGCTGAACCAAATGTGCTCCTTGTTCGGCTCGATCATGTGCAGATCGAGATCATCACGGTATTCCCAGGCCAAGCGGCAGCAGACTTCGGCGTTGATGTTGCCACCGGCGGCCTTAACGCGTTCCTTGATCGAGTCGGTGACATTGCCGTTGTAGGACCAGCTGAACGGATTGTCCCACTTGAACATGGGCGTGGCGGTCGGATCAACCGGAGCGATCAGCGAGACAAAGTTGCCGGAATGACGATTTTCGACGAAGGCTTCGATGCTCTTGGCAGTTGGCAGAATCTTCTCGATGAAGTGATCGATGCCAACTTCTTCGATGTTCTTGAGCTCCTTCTGCTTGACGCTGCCGTTGAGATCGTCGAACACGTTGTTGTTGAGTGCCTTGCGCGTTGTGCGATCGGCGAACAACAGGTTGTTGATGGTGATGTCCTGGACGTTGGCAAAGCGCCGTTCGAGTGCGCTGGTCAGGCCCAGTTCTTCGATAGTTTCCTTGGCCGACTGGATCATCTTCGGCGTGACCAGGGCGGTCGGACGCTTGTAGTTCGCCGGTGCGACCATGGCCTCGAACCGCTTAACGGCTTCATCGAGGTCCATGGTATTCAGGTCGATGAGCAGCGTGCCGATGCTGGTATTGCGAATGCGCAGGACCGAGCCGTGGTACTTGCTCAAGTTCTGCCAGACCCAGTTATCGGTGCCGTCGAAAGCGTTCAGTGCATGCTTGAAAGCGTTGAGCGTTTCGATGTGCTCTTGGCCGCGATATAGGGAGTTTTGGGCGATGAGGTCCAGCACGGTGTCGACCGACTCCATAACGATCTCACGCAAGCTGCGGTTGAACACGTCGTAGTCGGCGCGAAAAGCGGACAACGCATGGCCGATGGACGTGGCTCCCATGATGAACTTGGTCGGAATCTGGACGTGGAAGTGGTTCCAGGTATGCACCTGATCCATCATCTGTTCGAAGGTCTTGTCGACACCGGCGACACGCTCGGTGGTGCGGAAGACGTTGATGATGTTGTGCGAGTGAACCATCGCCGACATAACCGCGGCGACTTCCTTGTAGCCGTCATCGATCTCGCCCAGGTTGTCCCAGATCGTCGTACGCTGACCGTCGATGAAGGCCACCAGACCGCCGATGCGCTTGATGAACTGACGGCAGCAGGAGCAGTCGTGTTCAGTGCGCTTGCGATAGATCGGGTTGGTGCCTTCGGGGAAGGCGTTCAGGTACGTGGACCAGAGGTCATCACTGGAAATGTTGGTGGAAAAGAGTTCGCCTTGGGCCATGCGAGCGAATTGCTTGGCAATCGCCTGTTTGAATTGCAGGAAATTCATGATGTTTCACCTCGTGTTGAAAAAGTTAAGAGTTTGTCAGAGTGCTACAGAGAACGTCAACTACTTTGCCCTACGCAAGCGAGGCTTGCCGATCAGGACTTCTTCCATTTCCTTGCGGATTTCGGGCGATATTTGCCAGACGACATGAATGCCGTAAGTCTTGCGGTTCTTGTGACGAACTTGCTTGGTGTCAATGCCGTTGTTGCGCAGCAAGCTGGTGAGCTTGTTCGGTTCGAGAGGCACATTTCCGACGCAGCGTTTGAGGATGATCCCCATGTCGTCACGCGTCAGAGTTTGTCGGACTCCGCGATCGAGAATCTGTTGACCAATGTCTTTGATCAACGAGTTGTAGATGCGTTCCAGCTCATTGAATCCCGTACCTCGTGCGAGGTAGTCATCATCGACCATGTTCATCCAGAAGTTATCGAAGTCACCGGTCAGGATGGCCTGGCAGGTGTCTTCGATGCTGTTTTGCGAGAGACGCTGCATGGTTTCGCGAGCCTCAGTGTGGATGATCGTGTTCGCCAGTTTCACGTCAGCTTGATGGGCCAGCAGCCATTGTGTAAACGCTTCGAGCTCGTTCGCCACAGCTTCCTCCGTAGGTGGAACAAGTTTGATACCTTGACGATTTCCGACGTTGTAACGGCGGTCGTCGGTCGGAATGATCACGGGTTTCTTCTTGTTCGAGCTGAACAAGTAGGAGCCATAGTTCGTCTCCTGAGTCATCGTCTGCTGCATGCGACGTACAGGCATGACGCTGTCCGTGATGAGCATCTTGAACTTGGCTTCCACCCTGCCCTTAGCGGAGAAGTCATCGACATCGATCTCGTTGACGTTGATGAACAGCTTGCCATACTGCCACTCGTTGAACTTGTCTTCGATGTTGTCGATGCCGACTTCTGCGACGTTGTCGCTACCGAACAGAGGGCGGATCACCTTGGCCATGAAGAAGCCCTTGCCTGTCCCTTGTACGCCATGGTTGACCCAGGCGGTGATGGGCTTGGCCTTGCGTTGGAAGATCACCGCCAGCCAGTTGAAGAAGTGGTCGCTTAGGCGAGTGCCTTCGGCTTCACCCAGGAAGTGACGTACCATGTTGTAGATGCTTGGGAACTTGGTCGGCGTGATTTCCGGATTCGGCTCCAGCAGCATGTACTGGCTCGGTTTGAACGTGTTGATCCGATGGTTCTCGGTATCGACAATCCAGTCACCTTTTGGGTCGTAGGTGATCTCCCAGGTTTCGATGAACTCGGGTGGCACGCGACCGAAACTCATCCACCAGTCGTTGAGTTGTGTGCGATCCTTGGCACGGTGCAGCTGCAACTTCTGGGTTTCAGGATTCCAGAGGCCGCGGTAGTAGTTCGCCGTCTTGAGGTCACAGAACGCGAGGATCAGGTCGCCGTCTTCAGACGGTGTCGCTGTGGTCTCGCGTTGCTCCATCTTGATTTCGGCGTAATGACCAGGGACGAACTCCTTGGTCAAGTACCACGCGTCGCTCTTGAAATCATGAATCAGCTCCGGATTGTTTTTGGCGTAGCAATACGCCCAGCTGTCACCGCCGTTGATGTTCAGGCGGACCCACTCGCCGCAGTCCTTGACGCCGGTGACGACACAGATGTCGGGCTTGCTTTCGATCTCCTTATCGCCAACCCATTTGGTACGCGCTGTACGTTTTGGCAAGCCTTCCAGTTCACGCAGTTCATTGAGCTTGGCCCGAGCACGTTCTTTTTCGCGCAAGATGCTGGGCTCTCCGATAGACGAGACATCGAGCGCGTCTTTTTTGCGCTTGACGAGCTTGATGCGGGTCTGCAGCGGGTCTTTCAACGGCTTGATGAACTTGGGTGGTGCGATGTAGATCAGCTTGTCGTTTTGACAAGTGGTAATGTCCAGGGTCCAAGCAATCTGGCACTTCGAACGACTTGGAATGAGCTGCTTGCTCAGCACTTCTTTGTCCAGGTTCATCGCCATGAGCCACGCCTTGATAGCCGGTGCTGGGAGCTCCTGATTTAGCAGCATGAAGATATGCGCAGAGACGGTGCCCATGCAATCAGGGCGCCCGTGACTGGCACTGTACTGGATGATGTAGCTGATGTTGCCCAGTCCCAGGCTGACTAGAGTGTCGTCAAGATCAGGCGTCTCGTGGCGATCGAAGTCCAGGCAAAGCCACTGAGTAGTGTCGTCGGTGCGCGTGCTGCCAGCACGGCTCTCGTGGTTCAGGTTTCGGGTGAGCTTGCCTTTGAGCAAGCAGTGACCGGCTTTTGAGTGCTTGACAAGTACGTCGTGGAACTCGGTCAAGTTCTCCACCTGTTCGCTGTAGCTGGTGAAGTTCTTGACCATGGGGTATGCGTCTTTCCTACCATCGGGGTGGAACGTTTTTGTCAACGGAACGTCCGCCCCAAGAAAATTGAGTTGAATTTTTGCCATGGAATTTGCCTCGGAGAAGGCTCAGAGTGTAGACGACTTTGTCAGAGCTTTCTAGGATGATAGCTTCTAAGTATGGGTCGCTTGGCGGCCCATAGTTCGAAGTTATCGCTTGATCCCAAGCGCTTCGCGCTCTTCGGGAGTGAGCTTTTCAAGTGCCTGCTTGCGCAGTGCTTCCTTGCGAGCTTTTGCTTCGAAAACCGAATATTCGAGAATCTCGATTTCGATCATGTCCCAGTCATCATGAACGTTTTTCGACCACTTAAATTTGCGCCCGAAAACCCCTGGCTGAGCGTCCATGTATTCGATCGCATGTTCGCGATTCAGAAAGAACAAATCAATGATCATTGGGCCACGACCTTCGTTCATGTCTGCGTTTTTTTTTTTTCGTATCATGTAGGCTTTCATGATTATTTCTCCTTATGTGCAGCGCACATCGCCATAAGCGGTGCTTTCCATTGGCGCCAAAAGCTAAGTGCAGTTTCTCCGTCCATGGCGATGATTTTTTCGTCGCTGAAATTAGCCCATTCGGTGTGCGAATGCCGTTGGCAACCGAGACGCATGAATTCGTCAGAAATTAAACACCAGTAGTTGAGTCCGACGATGGAAATAGGGGTCTTTGAGATTTTTTCGCCGTCCAGGTCGGCTCCGTGCAGGTCAGCTCCGTCCAGGTCGGCTCCGCGCAGGTCAGCTCCGTCCAGGTCGGCTCCGCGCAGGTCGGCTCCGCGCAGGTCAGCTCCGTACAGGTCGGCTCCGCGCAGGTTGGCTTCGCGCAGGTTGGCTTCGCGCAGGTCAGCTCCGCGCAGGTCGGCTCCGCGCAGGTCAGCTCCGTCCAGGTCGGCTCCGTACAGGTTGGCTCCGTACAGGTCGGCTCCGCGCAGGTTGGCTTCGTACAGGTTGGCTCCGTACAGGTCGGCTCCGTACAGGTTAGCTTTACCTAGTTCGGCGGCTTCTTTTACGGTTCCAACATCGAATTCGCAAAGCGTCGCTTTACTGAATTTGTGTTTGATAGAAATCATTTCACTTCCTTCGCATGTATTTTTGCATCGGCGGGAGAATGTAATAACCGGTTTTTGGTTTATTCCCGGTAATGTTTTTCAGATAAACCTGGGCAGTGTCTTGATCTTCGAAACGAGAAAGGCATAAGTGTCCGTTCGATGGGTTTTCAATCACCGTCCAGAGTTCTTCATCCCAAAGGGAAATGGGTTGTCGGCGCATGGCCTGATCTTGGTGCCAAGTGCTCATGATGATTAAACCGGTACGCGGTGCACAGTACGAGCGCGTAGCGGACTTACTCAACTTCCATAAGCTCGCCTTCGGCATCCAGCGAATACCAGGTGTCAGGCTTGACGCCATCTTGGCCAACGACGAAGGCTCGGGCGTGAATGATTTGGCCATAAGTCTGATCCGATACCTTCCCACTGGTGTCGCGGAACACCAGGAACAGCGCAGAGCCTTCTGAGCCTCGTGCCCGACCATTCACGCCAGAAGAAAGCGCCGCGCCATAACGGCCCGTAGCGGAAGCCGCGCCATAATGGCCCGTAGCGGAAGCCGCGCCCTGGTAGCCCGTAGCGGAAGCTGCGCCCCGGTCGCCCGTAGCGGAAGCCGCGCCCTGGTAGCCCGTAGCGGAAGCTGCGCCCTGGTAGTCCGTAGCGGAAGCCGCGCCCTGGTAGCCCGTAGCGGAAGCCGCGCCCTGGTAGCCCGTAGCGGAAGCCGCGCCCCGGTCGCCCGTAGCGGAAGCCGCGCCCTGGTAGCCCGTAGCGGAAGCTGCGCCCTGGTAGCCCGTAGC